GAGTTTTACGAAATTCTCGTACAAAGCTCATCTAAGCTTTTGTCAGTAGACTACAATGCCGGTCAAGGCTCCATCCGTAATGGTTTGGTAAGCTCTGGTAAGCTGCGTGGTTTTGACATGTATAAGACTAACAACATTGCTGCAACGTCTAACGCTGCTGGTAAGTGTCTTGCTGGTCACATGTCTGCTACTGCTACGGCTCAGACCATCACTAGCACTGAAGTCATTCGTGACCCAGATAGCTTTGGCGACATTGTACGTGGTCTTCACGTATATGGTGCTAAGGTACTGCGGCCAGATGCTATGGTTTCAGCGTTTTATGGTATCGACTAAACTGAACGGGGGCCGTAAAAAGCCCCCAATCTTTTTACACAGGATTTATGTATGCCACAGATAGGAAGTAATAATAAGCCAGTAATGTTTAGGAAAGCGATTGTTTCTCAAGAAAGTCGTTTTCGTAAGGGTTTTGACAAAGATAAATATCAAAGCAACTATGATCGTATCTTTGGTAATAAAAATGAATTAGAAATAGCTAGAGAGACTTCTAAAACTTTTAGCATGGAGCAAGAATAATGTTTAAGAAAATTAAAAAAGACTTTTTAAAAAAAGTTAAGGCTGCTGCTTCAAACCAACAACAGCCTACTATGTATAATTCTATTTCCGCATTTGAGCAGCCTCCTGTAGCGCCAATGGGAATAGGAAACAGAGCTATGTATAAAAAGGGTGGTTATATGATGGGTGGAAGCACTATGACAGAAACTATGCAAGGCCAGATGAAAAAGAAAATGACCGAACCTCGTGGTGGCTATGCTCATGGTGGTAAAGCTATGGGCGGTAAAGCTGATATTGCTGCTATGGAAAAAGCTTGTAGCGCAATGGCCGGTAAGAATAAAAGCGTAACTTACTAATGAAAGTAGACGCTCCTAAAGGTTATCATTGGATGAAGGTTGGTAAAATTCAAAAGCTAATGAAAGATCCTAAAGAAGGGTTTAAGCCTCATAAAGGTGCAAGCAAAAAAGCTAACTTTACAATTCAAAAGGCACACTAATAATGGCAACATTTCTTACGTTAACAAATGAGCTACTGCGAGAGTTGAATGAGGTTGCTTTAACTTCAGCTACTTTTGCAAATGCTATTGGTGTTCAGCAACATGCTAAAGACTGTATTAACAGAAGCTATTTAGACATTGTTAACGAAGAACCTCAGTGGCCTTTTTTAGCTACTGATGAAAGCGGTGCTACAGATCACATGTACGGAAATGCGTATGTAGAAACAGTAGCTGGTACTCGTTGGTACGAGTTAAAGCCCTCTTCTAGCAGCATGACAACTGATTACGGTTACATTGATTGGGATAATTTTCTGTTAACAACTGTTGATGTTTCTGGCGAAACAGCTCCACACACTATCCGTAACCTAAAGTACACGACTACTGAAGAGTGGAAAGACTTCTTTAGAGTTTCTCAGAACAAAGACGCTTCAGACACCCAACAGTATGGTGTCCCTTCTCGCGTAATACGCAGCCCAGATGGCCGTAAGTTTGGTCTAAGCGCCATCCCCGATAAAGTATATCGTATTTGGTTTTATGCCTATGACCTTCCTACAGAGCTTGATGCTTTTGGAGATGCTATTGTATTTGCAGACACTTACAAGCCTGTGCTGTTAGCAAGGGCTAGATACTACATGCACCAGTTTAAAGAAAACTCACAAGCTGCTGCATTTGCACTAGACGATTATAAGCGTGGCTTAAAACTTATGCGCCTTCATCTTATGGAACCAGCTCCCGGTTATTTCAAAGATGACAGAATGAGATTTGTGTAATGTCTCAGCCTTGGGGATATTCTTGTAGAGGCGGTTTAAACGTCAACCTAAATCAGCTTGAAATGCTTCAGCAGCCGGGACAAGCCACAAGACTTCGTAACTTTGAAGTAGATCCTGATGGCGGCTACAGGCGCATTGATGGCTTTACGCCTTTTGGTGACACAAAACCAAACGGCAGTGAAGCAGTATTAGGCATGGCTGTATATGCTGATGGCGTTATTGTTTGTTCAGGCACTGGTATATTTTTTAGTGTTGATGGTGAAGATACTTGGCTACAGCTTAATAAAGATTCAGTACACAGCAGCGGCGATAATTATAGTACCTTTACAGGTCGTTCAGTTGCTGCTAGAACTAGCCAAGGTCGTTGTACTTTTGCAATCTATGAGGGTACTTCAGATTACGGGCAAATTGTAATCTGCGATGGAGTCAATGAGCCGTTTTTATTTCAGATGACAGGAACTGGCGGCTTAGAAACACGTACCTTTTTTGCTAAAGAGATTACTGTAAGCAGCACTGTAGGCCCAGCAATAGCAGTTATACATGATAAACATCTTGTAGTTGCTGGTGATGCGTCATCTAAAAATACTGTGTACTATAGTGGTACAAATCATATAGATAGTTTTAGTAGTACAGGATCAGGTAGCGTAGTAATTTCTGACGCTGTTGTAGGACTAGCAAGCTTTCGTGGTGATTTAATTATTTTCTGTAAAAACAGTATTCACAAGCTTTCTAACATTAACGATGCTGCTAGTATATCAGTTACGCCTATTACAACTAACGTAGGTTGTTTATCTCACGGCAGCATACAAGAAATTGGCGGTGATATTTTATTCTTAGCTCCAGATGGTGTACGTACTGTGGCAGGTACAGCGCGTATTGGTGACGTAGAGTTAAGCTCTGTTAGTAGGCAAATACAAGAAATATTAAAAGATGTAGCAGCTAACTCTGGTTTTATTATTACTAGCGCAGTTTTAAGAAGTAAGTCTCAGTACAGATTATTTTATAGTACTAATACTGAAAGTCCTTCAGTTGCTAAAGGTATTATCGGAACATTAACATCTAATGGTTTTGAATGGTCAGAAACACTAGGCATTCAAGCACTGGGTATTATTTCTGACTTAGATGCAAATGGCGTAGAGAAAGTATATCATGGTGACAAAGATGGTTTTATTTATAACCATGCAGCAGGTACTTCTTTTTATAATGCAGGAGAGGCTACTAATATTTCATCAGTTTACCAAACTCCTGACTTTGACTTTGGTGACGTAGGAACTAGAAAAACTTTAAAGTATGCTAGAGTTTCTTTTAGTCCTGAAGGAGCAGTCCTTCCTAGTTTTAGGGTACGTTATGATTATGAAGACCCCGAAATACCTCAGCCAGAACCTTTTGCTATATCTACAATTGCTTTACCAGCTATCTTTGGAACAGCAGTATTTAATGCTGTCACCTTTGGAGCAACCAGTGACCCTATGGAGCGTCTTACATTAGAAGGCTCTGGACATACATGTAGCTTTAGAATCTTTAGCGACGATCAAAAACCATCATACGCTGTAAACGGTATTTACATAGATTATATGCCTTCAGGCAGGAGATAAATTAATGGCTCAGAATTATACAAGACAAAGTTCGTTTGCTGATGGCGATACAATTACAGCGGCTTTATTTAACAATGAATTTAACCAAGTAGTAAACGCTTTTGCATACTCTGCAAGCAGTGACAGCTCTACTGGACACAAGCACGATGGTACTAGCGGTCAAGGTGGTAACATTCCGCAGATTGGTGACATAGACTTTTTAAACAAGATTGTTGTAGATAACACAAACAACAGGTGGGGTTTTTATGTACAAGTTTCAGGCGGTACAGTTGAACAGCTTCGTATCCAAGATGGAGCTATTGTTCCTGTTACTAACAATGATATTGATCTTGGGACATCCTCACTTGAGTTTAAAGACTTATTTATCGACGGAACAGCTCACATTGATACTTTGGATGTCGATGTCAACGCCACGGTTGCTGGAACTTTAGGTGTTACAGGCGCTACTACATTATCAAGCACATTAGGCGTTACCGGAGCCATTACAGGCTCTAGTACCCTACAGGCAACTACTATTACAGCTACTACAGCCTTTGTACCTGATGCCTCTGATGGCGCTTCACTAGGTACAGTGTCTTTAGAGTTTAGTGATCTTTTTCTTGCTGATGGCGCTCTTATAGCTTTTGGAAACGACCAAGACGTAACAATTACACACCTTGCAGATGCTGGTCTTCTTTTAAATGGCGCAAGAGGGTTATTCTTTAACGATACTACACAGTACATTAATGCTCCTAATGGTACAACTTTAGACATTGCAGCTACTGATGAAATTGAACTCAATGCTACTCTTATTGATATTAATGGTGCTGTAGATATTTCAGGCAACTTAGATGTAGGTGGTAACTTAGTAGTAACAGGTACAACTACATTTAACGGCGGTACACTTACAATGGGTGACGCTGCAACAGACAATGTTGTATTTGGCGCTGATATCAACTCAAATATTATTCCTAATACTGATGATACTTACGATCTAGGAAGTTCTTCACAGGAGTGGAGAAATCTTTACATAGATGGAACTGCAAACATTGATAGCCTTGTAGCCGACACAGCCGACATTAATGGCGGTACAATTGATGGGGCAACTATTGCAACATCAGACATTACAGTAGGATCAGGAAAAACTTTAAATGTTTCAGCGGGTACATTAACTCTTGCAGACGATCAAATCTCCGGTGACAAAGTTGAAGGTGGCACTATTGCCGCTACTACTATTACTACACTTACATCAACTACAGTAGATACTACAAATCTTGAAGTAACTACTTTAAAGGCTAAAGACGGCACTGCCGCAGGTTCTATTGCAGACTCTACTGGTGTTGTAACACTAGCAAGCTCTGTACTCACTACTACTGATATTAATGGTGGTACAATTGATGGGGCTAACATCACTGTAGGAGCTGCTAAAACTTTAGATGTCTCAGCAGGCACATTAACTTTAGCTGATAATCAAATAAGTGGTGATAAGGTTGAAGGCGGTACGATTGCTGCTACAACTATTACTGCTTTAACTTTTGGAAGCCTTAATGATGGTGTAGTCACTGTCACAGCTTTTGCTGATGAAGATGATATGGTGTCTAACTCTGCAACGCTTGTACCGACTCAACAATCTGTAAAAGCTTATGTAGATGCTCAAGTCACTGCACAAGATTTAGACATTGTTGGTGATACAGGTACAGATGCTATTGACTTAGATTCTGAGACTATTACCTTTGCTGGTGGTACTGGTATTACAAGTGTAGTGACTACTGGGACTGTAACACATAATATTGATAGCACTGTAGCAACTTTAACAGGCTCACAGACTTTAACAAACAAATCACTAACTGCTCCTACACTTACAGGTACAGCTATAGTAGCTTCTTTAGATATTAGTGGCGACATAGACGTAGACGGCACTGCTAACCTTGATGTCGTGGACATTGATGGCGCTGTAGACTTTGGATCTACCACTGCACACGCAGGTAATGCAACTTTTGCTGACAATGCCAAAGCCATCTTCGGCGCTGGCAGCGACCTACAGATTTATCATGATGGTAGTAATAGTTTTATACAAGAAACTGGAACTGGTGATTTAAAAATTAGAAGTAACAAAATTAGAATGGAAGCCCCTGACAGTCAGAACATGATTATTGTTACTGAGGACGCTGGAGTTCAAGC